TTTCTGCCGATAGCAGCATACCCTTGGCTAACCAAGGGTTCATGTTCTCACTTACGTCTGTCATAAGATACCTAGTACCTTCAAAATCACTCCACTCGCTTACAAGTACCCATCCGGTACATATCTGATTCTCTGAGTCCTCTAAATCCTCAGCAAGTATTCGCATTGCCCTATTGATAGAATCTGTAAGTCTATTCACTTCAGCTGCTCCTCTATTTGGTAGGGGGCCGCTGTGTACGCGCTAACTCTTGCGGCAACTTCCATCGCTGCGAGGGCATCAGCGCCTGCATAAAGAGCGCCAAGGGCATAAGCACCTCCACTACCGATGGCATAGAATCCTTCTCCACTTTTCATCACCGCCAAATCCTGGTCAATGTCAAATAGTTCGCCTCCAACTGCGATTAGGAACTGGAATCTTAATCCGTCTTTATCCTTGTTGTGAGGTTCATCAAAATTATAGCCATTTTCTATCAGACATTTACGAAGTGAGGATATGGCCTTTACTATCATATAGCGATAGGTATCTTTCTTATCCTTAGCCGTAAATGTTGGTGGCACCCAGATATTCTGGACTATATCACAGGGAGCAACCTCCCCTGCTCCTGCAATCAATAGAGCACCACGTTTAGTAATCTTACGCATAACAGGATGTGAATAAACTTTCCCACTATCGTCGGTTACTCGACTGTCGGCAACAATTACCGACTTATTACTATATTCGACCCCGATAATGGTTGTCATAGTCCCCCCCTAAATTATCTTCGACGAATAGTTCTAACGCTTGCGTTCGCTTCTCCGCCTGTCGTAAGGCTAGATAGAAGACTCATTATATCTACTGGCTGTTCTGCGTTAGGCTCAGCGGGGATAGCGCCTCCCACTGGAGCGCCCATGGGAGCAGGGGACGCTTGCTCGACCATAGAGGGGACAGGACCAGCAGGAGGGAGTTGAGGCTCAGGTTCAAATATTTCCTCTATAGCATCCTCGATGGCTTTACCCTTCTGGCGTGCTTTGATAACCTGAGCAATCTTGGATACAATCTGCGATGGGTCTCCACCCATAGATGCTAGTTGAGGAATTGCCTGCGTGTATTGCTGTAGCGCAGTAATCAATGCTTGACGCATATCCTCAATTTCAATCTTCTCAACCTCTTGGCTGACGTTAACCGTAAACGGCAGTTCACGCATAGCCATATCCTTAGAGATAAGCTTGCCACCGAGAGCCTGTAGCATGAATATTAAACCTTGCGCCGGGTTCAAGCCAGCAAGCATTCCATAACGCACGTCCGCCGAATAATCGCCCTTTATGTCTTTCCTGGGACTATAGGTAATCTCATAAGGAGCGCCTGCATCCACACCACGAATTGTTTTCTCTTCCGGAAAGATAATTTCGTCTACTTCAAAACAAATCTGGATGACATCACGGAGGGCGCTGGCGAAGATTGCCTGTGCAGATTTGACCTGGGTGTCGAATGCGCCCATGAGAGCCTGTACGCCCTGACCCGTGATAATCGATGCATTGACGTTACCAGTACGCCCCTCGGGGTAACGTGCTCCTACACGCAATTCTTGATTAAGAAGAGTCTGCTCTGTGAATGCGCCCTGTGGCAATGTAAGCTCTACGCGCCTTACCCCAGCCGGGTTAGATGTGCGGATTACCGCATCGCCACCAAGCTGCAGCTCTTGTACATCCTGTGGAAGTACGATAGGAGCTTGCACTGATTTCTCTGCCGCTTCCATGGCAAGGAGAGCGAATCGATTGCGGAGCAACTGGATACCTAATATGTCATCAAACTGTCCTCGCAGTTCGCCATCAACGGATGGCTTGCGAGCTACAACAATCATCATCTTACCAATCGGATTCTTGGCTTGAGATAATAAAAGATTGCTTCTATTCGGTAGATATATTACCGACTGGTCTTTATCGTAATATCGAACCATTTCGATAATAGAATTCAGGTCTTGATTATATTTAAGCTTACCAAGGATTAGATTATCGTATTCTGGGAATTGAGCTACGATTTCACCAAGGGTCATAGAATATCGCTTGGCAAAAGCTACGCATCTACCATACCTATCGAACTCTGGATAGGCCCTAATGGGGTTTTCTAGGCGGATGCGAGGTAGCTTGTTTTCTGAATCTATTTCAATTACAAACGGGAGAAAACCATATGTTATGTACCAGTCCGCTCCCGAGTACATCTGGACAGACAAATCTGAATTAGCGAAATAATTACTAGCAATACGAGTGCGCTTATCAGCAAAATTTCGAGCCCTATCAGAAACCGAATTCGCCGCGGAGCAGTTGACCGCAGGAAGAGGTGCCATGACCTCAGATAGGTCTCTAGCAACAATGTCAATAAAATTCGCAACGACATTAGCATCTACCCCATCTGGGAAAAAGTCTGGATACACGGAAGAAATCTGGCCCTTACGTACGGCAAGGACATCGTTGTTACGAGCGTCCCTATCCGAATTACGATAACGAAGAGATTCAACCCGTGCTGCAATCTGTTCAATTGTAAGTGCCATTATATCCTATCTAATCTTAATTCCGAATGGTCCGCTGATTCCTCCACCTTTAAGTGGGAATGGCGCAGTTCTAATTCTTCTTATTTCTTTAGGTTTATCTTCAACAAAACCTTGACCCCTAGTCCAACCCATATTTCTGCGTAATTCATCTACTATGCGTTTTGCTTCAGGAGTCATACGATTGATAGGATTGACATTAGAATCACTGCCTGAGCCTAGGCCACCACTAGTTCTAGTTTTTGCCATTGTTGTCTCCTATCCATATGTCTGTTGCCATTGGTCGGCAATGGCGTCATCTAAATTGACTGAAAATCTTTTCTCCGTTTGAGCGCGTGTTGCCCATCTGTTTTGCATCCAACGTGCCGACTGGCTATTACGTTGCATAAGTTCACGGACACGGATTATGGCGAACCATAGCGCCATAACGCAATCGTCTGCTCCCTTGGTATCGGGCTTCCAGGTGATTAGTTGTTGCACCAGGGCCTTGAGCCCCTCGCTACCCTCATTGCTCGGCAGTTCTATTAAATTGTTATCCTGGAATCTTCCATCTCTAAGAGAGCCGAATAGGCTTGCCATAGAAGCCACGCCAAAGTTAGTATCCCACTTATTCTTACCAGTGAAGTGAGAGTTGAGCTGGCACCCGTACGTCGAGAGCCAGGTACGTAGGTCATCGTCGAGGGCGTATGCCTTCTGATGTGCATTTATTTCAATCCTCAGTTCCTGTGGTTTATAACGCTGCACCCAGTCTTCGATAAGGGTGCGAATTTTCATAGGGTTGGGCTCGGTCATGTTCACGGCATCTAGGACGTAAATCATACTGTCGATACGATTATAGGTCAAGACCACCGCTGCCGTGTTCCCCGTCATCGCAGGGTCTAGCCCTATTACGGTGTATGAAGACTCCACATTCTTGGGATGTCCCGGAACCCCCGGTTTCAATAGGCCGCGCTTACGCATGCCGTTTACGCATCCTGCAACTATAGCTGGTGCGAATATCGCGTCTTCGACGACATCCTGCTGTTGATATACCATAGCCCAGATAGAGGGGGCTACCTCGCTCCGTCTGACGAATAGGGATGGCCCGTCCCACTTAGGATATAGACCCTCTTCGTTAGGCTCATCTTTTTCGCTTTCAGGCCTGTCCGTCCATGGCCATAGGGTCTTCCAGCCTTGCGGCTTCTCATCGAACTCTAATACTGCTGGCATAGCGAAGTAGGTGAAGGGGCTCTTGCCACCGGTCCATTGTTGGCCATCGCGTATCATCTTATATAAATCTACCGGGGCAACACGGGTCCCTACTATGATTAGTTTCCCGTGTCGACCCAAACGTGTGATGACTTCCTTCTGAAGCCATTCAATTTGCTTCTCCCATTCGTGGGCATTTGAGTTCATCACAACATCATCTAGGATAATCAAGTCGGCACGGGCGCCATATATCTGACTACCGAACCCTAGGGCTTGGACGCTGGGGTCTTTCTCACCAGAGTCCCTACCCGTACCTAAATAAATCATATCGGCGCTCCAGGTCTGAGAGTCAGCCTTGTAACCACCATTAGGGCCGAAGGCCGTCTGCAACCTTATCCAGCTAGGATGGCTGAGCCTGGTCTTGATGGCCGATAGGAACTTGCGGGCCATACCCTGGGTCTTAGAGACTATGATGATTCGGACATTAGGCTCCGTAGAGAGTCGGTAGGTAACGTAGTTGATAGTGATGACCGTCGACTTGGCATGTTCAGGGGGTACGTTAATCAGGACCCTATTAGGGGCCCCTGGTTCGTATATAATCGCCGGGTGCTGCCAGCAGGGCTGGCGTCCTTCTATCAAATCAATCCAGGATTTATGATGGTCGAAGAGCTGGGTATCTAGGAACTGCTCGCTGAACTCCTCGAATTTAATTTTCTTGATGTTCTTTAAGTCGGCCTTGATGCCCTTGCCCTGTAGGCGAGCCTCATCGGCTCTTGCCTTGAAGTCAGAATCCTTCATACTCCATTGCCGGAAGGTAACATCGTTCCGGTTGACCGAAGCCATGGCCTGGGTAATGGTAGAGCCCTGGGCTAGTTGCAGTAGGACACGCTCCTTGGCCTCTGCCATGGGTATATCTACCTTGCCTGGTTTACGACCCATCAATTCTCCTATAGAATCACACAAATAACGCCCGCCCTAAAACGGGCATAGGTCTCCCATATATCTATAATATATTATATATAATTAATATAAGCGAGCGAGCCCAAAAAAGGCGAGCTCGCTTTTATATATAATATTATTTCATATATAGATAACCTGTTCATTTTGGAAAACCGAACATATTTTCCTAATATATTTTATTTTATGGGGTATTTTGTCCTATTTTTGTGTATATTTGGGTGCCTATTAATAGATTGGGTGCCTACCTATAACAGAAAATTTTGGGGTGACTATATATACCCTTCGCTCGCCGATTTATCAATGGGGTGGGTCATAATGGTAATGATTATCATTATCATCTAATGGTTTCTCGACCCTTGCCTAACCCTTTACCTATGGGTGAGGGTTAATGCTTAGAGTTTCCTGAGAGTTGTCTTAATAAATGCTGAGATGATGACTATCTACCCAACCAATAAATGAGAATGATTATCATTACCAGATAGCATAGCCAGGTGGTAATAATGAGAATGATTATCATTATCAACTGCCCTGAGTCCTAGTGGTCTGACCTCTCATGTGACGGGAATCACACTATTCAATCTTGATACTTCTTGCCTTATCTGCTTGGATTCTCCCGTTGGTTCAACCGAACCAATACCAATAAACAAGGGAGGCAAGAGATGACCTACACAAG